GCCACCAGGTGGTGTAATATATTGTATCTGCCATACACTGCGTTGTATGTTGATGTCGGTGATGGGTGTGGTTTGATCAAAAGGAACACTGTCGTAGGATCCCGGAAGACCATTGTTGGTAGGGCTGGCCAGCAAAGGATCATACTGTGATTCAATTAACCAACCACCCGATACTGGATCTGTATTGGTATTGGTGAATACAATAGTGCGACCGTTTAGATTGGTAATGCCATCAATGCCATTGGGGTATTGTGTTAAAAAATCTTCAACAAACACATTGTTGAGTTGATCAAATTGTAAATCTGTAATTAATCCTACCTGGCCATTGTTGAATGCAATAGGTGGCAAGGTATAATAAAAATCCTGCGCATTGCTGAGTGGCACTTGGAAAGTAATGGTGCCAAGGTCAAATCCGTTGTTGGTTACACCGTTGACTGGTCCTAGTCTGCTACTGATGTTGGGTGTGGCTGGTATCTTGCCGTTGACTCCTGGATCAGTTTGTATCCAAAATCCTGGACCGGTGCCAGGAGTAGCATCAACAATCGTGAATACTCCTTGCATGTTCATTTCTGTGGCACTGTTGTAGTAAAGTTGAGCAGGAGCATCCTGAGGAACAGTAAAGGTTATGGTTCCTGTGGCAGCACCATTGTTGACCACGCCGTTGTTGTAGAGATTATTGACTCCTAGTGTTTGTTGGGTCTTGATATAAAAAGGAATAGGTGCTGTTGTGACCATGGTAAACGTGTAGGTATCACCACGCACCAGGGTCAAGTTGGGATTGGCCTCGTAGTTGAGTAACCAGGCCGATGTGCCTTGATTGCCAACACGAACATTGATGGTATTGGCATTGTTTTGTGCTACTTGAAATGTGTAGGTTCCGCCGCGAACCAAAGTTAAAGCAGGATCAGTACCGGCTTGGCTTGAAAAGGTATAGGCTCCATTGTCTCGGGTTACAACAAAATTTTCTGTGGTTGGAACACCACCCGAATACACGCTAACAGGATCCGGGCCACCTGGCAACCAATAATACTGTGCATAGTTTACATATTTGTCAAAGTCAACAAAAGGATCCCAGGTGTAGTATTCGCTGGTATACAGTTGATCAGCGTTGGTGGTGATGGCGCCTTGTAGACTCAAGGCATCATTGATGCCAGGGTAGGTTATGGCATCAACAACCTTTTGAGTGTTAGCTGGATCCGTTTGTATAACGCCTGGTTCCAACTGATAGTTGGTTCGCGTGGCTGTGGGTTCAGCAATGTAGGAATCGTTGGGCTGAACTCCAGGCCCAACTCGACGTCCAACAAATCCCTGTATGCGTTTTAATTGCGGTTCTTGGATCAATTGATCCAAGGTGGCATTCAGAACCTGCCGATTAATGCTGGTTTGAAAAATTTCTGGTAAGAAATCAACTGATCTTGGAGTTTGACTGGCCATTAAACCACTCCACTGCCAGGAGCAGTTCTAATGTTGGTACTGGTCAGGGCTGTAATTATTTCTACATTTTCCACTGTGGCTCCATTGACAAATATCTGATTAGGTGCACAACGAATTTCATACAGGTTACCAAAATACACATCTTGATTCAAAGGTACCAGAACCACACTGCTGATTACCCCAGACAACTGCTGATGCAGATAGCCCGACAGTTCTGAGAAGTAGAATGTTTGACCAAAGTCCCAGTTGTCTAGACTAAAGTATTTGTTGAGATACTGTACCACAAGATTTTGTATTTCACTGTTGCTGGCGCTGGTATTGGCAGCTGGAACCACTTTGAGTGTGGCCTGCAACTGTGGCAAGGCTTTTTTACCAAACAGGGGTTGGAACTGCACACTGTTTAGTATCAGTGTGTCAGAAATCATCTTGTAGTCTTGCAGTCCAGCATAGGCTGTGGTCAGCTGGTCAATGGTAGGAACCGCTGGTTCTTGAACTGTGCCTGTGGTGTCTTGAATATAGTTTGTGTAGGCCGTGTAGTATGAGTTGGTCACTAGATACACGTCAATGATATTGGTTGTGCCTGGGTCGATGCGTGTGTTTAAAGGAGCATTGTGACGGTACTGAAAATACAAATTTTGACGTCCTGTCTGCGCAATGTAATCTGTAGTAACCGACAAGGATCTTGTACCGGTTGTGGCATCTATGTTCAGCACATAAAATACCGCATCGGTGTAGGCATAAAAAATTTGTCCAGCTGTGTATTCGGTCATGACCAATTGTATGGCGCTTTCCGTGGCATACTGACTGTTGACTATGCCCGAATCAATCAACACATAACGCTGTAGATAATCAAAGTCTACAATCTGTTGTAGGAATACCCAGGGGCTATTGGCTGTAGGGGGATTAGGAATAGGTCCAACAATTTCTGTAAAGAAATCAGGATTGGCCGGAATGCCATCGTTGTTTTGATCAGCAAATGACACTAGAATTTGATAGTCATCCACTACTCCGTCGGTCTGTATGGGTTGGCCTACAATCTTGGTCACAATATCAATGCCCAAAGGTGCAGCTGAATTGGGCTGACTGTTGGTTTTCAACACATTGATAAAGTCATAGATGGTGGTGCCGGTTCTGCTGTCGTAGATCAATTGATCTGAATCAAAAAAGAATCTGGTTTCTAACACACTGCCAAAATAGTAATCCAAAGCACGGAAGCTGACTGTGTAGAAACTGGTGTTGTAGACAAATTCAATAAACCACGAAGCATCTAGTCCTGCGCCTGATCCGTTGCCAGCATAGGTCTGGCTCCAGGTAGCATTGACCGCTAGATTGGTAGCGGTTATGAGATACCAGGTTCCTGGCGTGCCAGTTACTGTGCCCAGGCTGTCGTAGCCTAGGCCAAAGTTGCGTTTGAGAGCAATTTGCTCGGCCATGCTGGTTTGTAAGCTGGTTGGTAGTTCTGTAACAAAAATTGGAATTACCTGCACTGCTATGGCGCCAGTGGGCACAAAGTTGTTGATCACAACCGGGCCAATACCGTTGGCAAAGTTGCCTTGTCCTTGATTGGTTCCATCAAGGTATATTTCCAATGGGCTGGACCAAATGATTAACTTTTGATCTGGCCCGGTAGGAGTTCCAACCTGCAGTCTATTGTTGGCGTCAAAGTAATAACCAGCCGGAGCGGCAAATTTGACCAGGCTACCCACTGTGATAAATTTGGTGTTGCTACTGCCGGTGTTGTTGATGCTGACCGGATAGCCACTGCTGTTGACAAAATAACCTGTGGAGCTACCGGCCTGTGTGGTACTGAGATTCCATGTGACATTTAACGAAGTGAGATCAGCACGTGGAAACTGTGCATAGTAAAACTGTTGTGCTTGACTTTTTGCCAACAAGGGTTGCACTTGATTCATGATCACATCATTGGTTTCGTTGGTGGTCTGTGTGCTGAACTGGAACGCTGGCAGGCTGTAGTTTTGATACAAGGCGCCGTCCTGAGCAAAGGTATTGGTACTGCTGTATTTGCCTGTGTTGTCAACTAGATCCAAGTAACGGCTGATACCAATTGACGCACGATTTACACCCTTGCTTTTTAAAATGGAGTTGTAGGCAGTGTAAGGGAAGTTGTTGTAGTCTTCGCCGTTGACCATGCGATTCTGTGTGTAGTAGCGTGCTGGTGCATTGGCCTTGATCTGTGCAATGGTTTCTCTGGGCTGTGCATTGCTGACCGGTGTGGTGATACCACAGGTAAAGGTAATGGTTTCTAACTGTCCAGTTCTGCTGACATAACTGATGGGAATTGCTATGCCTTGCATTTCTTGTGGATTGATGATGTATTGCAGGCCGTTGCTGGCACGCACATAGTTACGGAAAGTGCCAACGGGGATGTCGCTGAACACACCATCGCCAAAGTTCAAGGTGATTTGATCGTTGGTTCTGCTGGCCACACTGAACAAGGGTCTTGAGTTGGGCGTGGTCTGTTGTGCAGCAGCTCCATACACACTGGGAACTTGTTTCCATACTTGAGTAATGCTTCCAGTATTGTCCAGTTGATACAACCATACGTCATCGTTGTTGACACCTTCAATGTTGATGTCAACGGTTCTATTGCTAACACGATCAGCCAGGTTGAAGTCTTGATTTTGTAGGACGCCCTGTTTGAAGTAGAAAAAGAATCCAGTGTTGGCACTGGCATAGCCCAATTGGTCATTGCGGAACAACAAGTTAAACACACCCAAGGGCTGTGGAGGTGGTTCATAAATGTAAGTTTCGCCTACTGAGGTGGCATTGACCGCTTCGAACGGCATGTTGATACCGTCGATGGTGGCTGTGTATGGAACCACAGGCAAGTAGCCCGGTACCAAATTGATGCTGTATTCCTGTGTATCCACACCTAGAATCACTTGATCGTTGCCTGGAACGCCTATGCGTTGTGAATTGACCAAGCTGGCGTTGATGATGGCTGTAAACTGTTCTTGCCAGTTGAAATTGGTAGGATCGGCCCAGTTTACTGTAACGTTGGCCAAGTCAATGCCGTTGATGTCGGTTACAGCTTCAGTGGTTGAAACAGAAAATACCTTGAGATATCCTGACGCTTCAATGTTGCGTTTGGGAGTATAGCTGACCAGGTTGGCCAGGCGTACCACGCTGTCACGCCGTTCAGCTGAATCAATATAGTTTTCGCGTGTGTTTAGGTCGGTACGAAATGCTAGGCTTTGACCCATGAATGCCATGACATCCAAGAGTGCAATAAATTCACTACTTTCAATATAGTCGTTGAAAGTTTCAGGATAATACAGGCGCAGGTAGTCTACAAAACTTTTTCGTAAGGTCTCAAAGTCGTAGCTTTGGAAGTTGGCTTCTTGGTAGGTCTGATAGATTGCCTTCCAATCTTCTACACCAAATATCGCTGTTTGTCTTGTAGTATCTGCCATGTTCGTCCTATGTTTTTGTATTTATGGAATTCAAAAACGGCGTAGTTAAACGTAGCTGGCGATACGTTGTTGTTGATCAAAAAATATAGCCAATTGCTGTGCAGTAGTGCTGGGCACGATGGCCAATTGTATTTGAATCAATATCCCATTTTCCTGTGGGAAAATTTCTGTGCTGATAATCTGTATGCGAGGATCATAACCGGCCACACGCTGTATTTCAGCTTCAATGGCCTTGGTGGTTTCATTGGTTTGACTTTCAAACAAGTTGTCCCACAGCAGGGTTCCATACTGCGGGCGTCCAGGCAACTGCCCCTGACGAATATTGAGTCCATTGAGCAGGTCACGTTTGACCAATTCTGAATCTAACAAGGTAAATTTCTTGTATTGATTCTGTGTGTTGAATCCGATGAATGTTGGCATAGTCTAGTATTTAACCAATATTTGAACCGGGGGCAAAGCGGAAAGTGCCATCGTCGTTGTTGCTGGCCGGAACTGTTATTGTTATGTTTCCAAACGTGGATGCTATATTGGCCGCTACGTTGGCTGCTGCGGCTACATCCAACGCAATCGCAGTCACATTGGCATAGACCAAGGGCGGAATTTTGGGATTGCCAACCACATCTGACACGGCCTGATCAACCTGAGTTCTAACAATGGTGTTGTTAGAAACCACTGGTGTGGGCGCCACAGCCAAGGCATTACCGTAGGTGTCAACAAAATCAATAGCATACTGCCCTTGACGTCCAGCAATTTCAATAGCTGTAGATAAATTGGGATCGGCGGCACCTTCAAGATAAGCAACCACAGCATCAACACCATACCGCACCGCGGGTTGCAAAAAGGTAGCAATGTATCTGGCTGGTTCTGTACCGTCAATCACTCCGGCATCTAGCAGGCCCTGGCGAGCACCTTCCAATAGAGCTATTTGCACTTGATTTTGTAAATCAGGAGCATTCAAGTAGTCAGCCAACACATTGATATTGTAAGTTCCGGTCCAGGCCGCTGGAGTATTCAATACAGTAATGGTCATACTGGGCTGAGTTATAAGACTCAATGCACCCGATTTCAACAGACCAACCAGGACCAAGTTGTCCGGTG